ACATTGAGCCGATCAACGATCTTTTGAACTTGGCCACGCAACAATTCAGGTATCAGCCGATCATCACCTACGAGCAAGCTATGGCAGCTGAGGGTGTGAACAGGGTTTTCGGTCACCGTTGCAAGCTCGATCTAATAGAGCCACAGGATAGGCTGTTCTATGGGCTAGGGCCAGCTTCTTCTCGGGGTCATGTCCGAAGGGCTAAGCAGAAAGGCTTTGCCTTCGCCGCGACAAGCGACAACAGGTTCCCAAACGAGGAAGAGGTCGGTTTCTACGAGGTCTTGGTTGGTCGGAATGCAGAGACGCAGAGTTATGACCAGCACATCCAGACCGACGACGAATGGATGGCCTCAACAGACAGAACAGGCTTGAGCGAGCAGGAAAGGCAGCAAGCCTTGTCTAATCGCAACTCTATTTGGGCTCAGGGCAATGCGCAGTTGAAGAGGGCAGAGCTAGTCAGCCCACCGAGACCAGCCTCTCTGCGTGAGATGTGCGAGTTGGGAGCGGAGAAGTTAGGCTGCGACCTCAACGATCCAGAATATTCAGTTCGGCTAGGAAAAGAGCTGCTGCTGATTGAGGAGAAGGGATACGAGGACTACTTCTATCTTGTGGCCGACATTTGTCAGTGGGCTAGGCCGAGGATGGCCGTAGGACCTGCAAGGGGCTCTTCTTGCGGCTCTCTTGTGTGCTACCTTCTGGAGATAACAACCGTTGACCCTCTACCATTCGGCCTGATCTTCGAGCGATTCATCGACATCAACCGCTCTGACATGCCTGATGTAGACATCGACTTTTCTGACCAACAACGCCACAGAGTGTTCAAATACATGGAAGACACATATGGTTCTGAGAGGGTTGCTAGGCTAGGAACTGTTGCGATGTACAAAGCTCGTTCGGCCTTGCAAGAGGCAGGAACAGCGCTGAGAATACCGCGATGGAAGTGTGATGCTGTGGCTGAATCACTCATCGAGCGTTCAGGTGGGGACAGCAGGGCGCTAGACACACTTGAAGATACGCTGAAAACGATGTCTGCAGGTAGAGAATTGCTAACTGAGTGGCCAGAGGTCGCCGTCGCAACCAAGATGGAAGGCCACCCGAGACACTACAGTCAGCATGCAGCTGGAGTTGTGGTCGCTTCTGAGCCGATTGCCAAGTATGTGGCCGTTGATCATCGCACGAATGCTACCATGTGTGACAAGAATGACGCAGAAGACCTGAATTTGTTGAAGATTGACGCTCTAGGCCTAACGCAGCTGTCTACCTTCGAAGATGCGCTAGAAATGTCTGGATTGACGATGCAAGACCTGCAAAATCAGCCACTAGACGACCAGTCTGCGTTTGACGTCCTCAACAGGGGTGAGTTTTCTGGCATATTTCAGTGGAATGGCTCTGCCTTGCAAGGTCTAACGCGGCAAGTCGAAATTAACAGGTTCGATGACATAGTTTCAATCACGGCTCTTGCCAGACCCGGCCCTTTGGCCACTGGCGGATCGGCTCAGTGGGTTCGGAGGAGGAATGGAAGCGAACAAATCTCAACCGTGCACCCTATGTTGACTGAATTGACCAAAGAGACGTACGGCGTGGTGGTCTATCAAGAAACTGTCATGCGCATCGTTCGTGAGATGGGGAATATGAGCTGGGAAGAGACCTCAGCGATACGCAAGGCCATGTCTAAAAGGCTGGGCGGTGAGTTCTTCGAGAAGTTCAAGCTGAAGTTCGTTGAAGGCGCAAAGCAGAATGGCGTCGAAGAGCCTATGGCAGTTGAGATATGGGACCAAATCAACACATTCGGCTCATGGGCGTTCAACAAGAGTCATGCTGTTGCATATGGCTTCATAAGCTACTGGTGTTGCTGGCTCAAGGCTCATCATCCTTTTGAATTTGCTGCGGCGACGCTCACCCATGAAAAGGATCCTATGCGACAGATCCAGATATTGAGGGAGATGAAGGCAGAAGGTTACGACTACCTGCCAGTTGAAGGTGAAATCTCGACAGACAGATGGGAAATCGGATCTAAGGGTGGCAAGAGGGTCTTGGTGGGACCCTTGCACAATGTCGTCGGGATAGGGCCAAAATTGGCCAATCAAATCATCGGCGCTCGTGCAAGAGGAGAGCCGATGCCGTCAAGGGCTCAAAAGCTCTTGGCAGACCCCAAGACGAACATCGATAGCCTATGGCCGATCAGAGACAAGGTCAACGAAATAATGCCAGATCCTGCGGAGAGGAGCATCTACACACCTCCAACAGAGATAAGCTCGATCGAGGTTCGCAGCGAACAGTATTCTGTTCTTCTGTTTTGCACTCTAGGGAAGATCAATCCACGAGACGAAAATGAAGCAATCAACGTGCAGAAAAGGGGCTATGAGATCACCGACGGGAAGGTGAACTCTCTGAATCTGCAGCTCGTAGACGACACAGGCTCGATATTCGGCAAGGTTAATCGGTTCAAGTATGATGGAATTGGACGAGAGATCGTTGACCGTGGAAGAGCAAACAAGTGCCTATACGCGATCAAGGGCAAGGTCAGAGGAAGCTCTGACTTCAAGATGGTCGCAATAGATCAAATCAGATATCTAGGAGATATGAGCAAATGAAGATTAGCTCGCTCGATGAAATACCGGCAGTCAGGGACTATTTGAACAGGGTTGGGGCAGAGCCTAGGTCAATAAAAACTGCTGTTGTCCGAGAGACAGCCGGAAACTATTGGAAGGATATAGCGGTCATTCGCTTTGGCAAAGATGGAGAGATAAGCTGCTCTTCTCTTGAGCACTCTCCAACCGAGGCAGAGCAAGCGCTGATAGCGTCAGTTTGGGACAGCATCGACTTCCCAAAGATCAAGCGCATAAACCGCATCATCAATCCTCCTCCGATGATCAAGTCTTCGGAGCCAGAGAACATATTTGAGTTCCGGACCGCAGACGGAAAGCAGATATTGATGATTCAGGTTAGGATCGACAATACTTCAAGCGATGGAGCGGTGACCAAGAATTATGTGCCTTGGACCTATTGGGACGACGAGAAGTGGAGGATGTGCGAGCCTGATGGTGAGCTGCCATTGTGGGGATTAGAGCAGCTCAAGGACAACAAGGTTGTCTTCATTCACGAAGGCGCAAAGGCAGCGGCTTATTGCCAATGGCTGACGCAGGGCAAGTCTCGCATCGCAACAGAGGCTCGTAAGGCGCACCCTTGGGGCGATGAGCTTTCTGGCGCTGCGCACGTCGGTTGGATCGGTGGCGCGATGAATCCAAACCGGACTGACTGGAAGGTTCTGATGAAGCAAGGCGTAGAACGAGCCTACATCGTCTCAGACAATGATGAGGCCGGTCGCTCTTCAATAACATCCATCTCAAAGGCGCTCAAGGTCACTACTTTCTCCATTGAGTTTAATGACCGCTTTCCTCCGAGCTTTGACCTTGCGGATAAATTTCCGAAAGAGATGTTCAAAGAGCTAGACGGCGTTGACTTTTACGTCGGACCTTCTATGCGGTCTCTGATGAACCCGGCGACATGGGCAACAGACCTCATTCCAAGCTCTACCGGCAAAGGTCGTCCGACAACGGTTCTGAGAGACAGCTTCAAGCAGATGTGGGCGTATGTGGAAGAGGCTGACGCTTTCGTTTGCACAGAAATGCCGGAGATCATTCGCTCTGAGGCTGTGATGAACAAAATGGTCGCTGCGTTTAGCCACGCCAGCGACACGTCAAGGCTGATAACAAAGAGCTACAAAGGCCGCTCTGCAAAGGTCTGCTACAGACCAGACTACTCTGGCCTTCTGGTTGACTACAGAGGTGCTAATGCAATCAACCTGCACGTCCCCTCCAACATCAAGCAGACCGCAGGCGACGCCACGCCGTTCTTAGAGTTCATGCAATACATGTTCGTGAACGAAAAAGAGCTCAAAGAGGTTCTCAAGTGGTGCGCAACGATCATAGCAAAGCCCGAGACGCGCATGGCATATGGCCTTCTGCTGGTGAGCGAAAGGCAGGGCATTGGGAAAACTACGCTCGGAGCGTCCATCCTTGCGCCTCTTGTCGGTATACAGAATGTCGGGTTCCCAGGAGAGAATGACATAACGTCTGCGTTCAACGACTGGGTAGCTCATAAGCGTCTCGCGATCGTCAATGAGATCTACTCTGGCTCTTCGTGGAAGGCTTACAATGCTCTCAAGAGCGTCATAACAGACCAAGACGTCACGGTGAATCAGAAATATATGCGTCAGTATGTGATAGACAACTGGTGCCATGTGCTGGCTTGCTCAAACTCAATGCGAGCGCTCAAGATGGAGAATGATGACAGGCGTTGGTTTTATCCTGAAGTGACTGAAGTCGCTTGGCCGAAAGAGAAGTTCGTTGCACTGCGGAGATGGCTTCAGAGCGGTGGTCTTTCGATCGTCAAGCAATGGGCCAACAAGTATGGAGAATATGTGAATCCTGCAGAACGAGCGCCAATGACTGAGCGCAAGAAAGAGCTCATCGAAGGATCAAGGTCTGAGGCTCAGGCGGAGGCCGCTGCTTTGGCAGAGCAGCTGAAGGATAAGAAAGAGGCCGCTGCTCTGCTAATGAAAGACATCATTGCTTGGGTAAGGAACTCAGTTCAAGGAAGGGTATTCGACAGCGACTACGAGATAAGAAGGGCGATGACAGACTCAGGCATAAACTCTTGGCCTCAGAGGGTCAAGGCTCATGGGAGGCTTCAGTATGCACTGCTGAATGATCAAGCTTGGGACGCTGCTCAGAGGTCGAAAGAACCAATGAACTGCATACGTGAATTCATTGTCAAGCCTTCCGAGATAAGCGAAAGCGAAATGTAAATAAAGAACAGCCAGAGAAGGCGCCCCCAGCGCCACGAAATCTGGTTGAGGTCGCAAGGCCGACCCTCGTCGCTGGAAACCGGGAAACAGAGGCGACGAGGGAATTATGAGGGTGAACGAATGAAATTTAAAACAGAGGCAGATGTCAGAGCTTGGATCAAGCGTAAGGCATGGGGCGAAATCGTCTGGATAGAAAACAAGTCTGGAGGCACAGTCGGCGCTTCTGACTTGGTGCTTGTCAATGGGCCTAGCTCGGTATTCATAGAGCTCAAGTTGGCAGAAATATCTAAAGGCGAGCTGTACGTCAAGGCGCAGAGCGCTCAAAGGATGTTCTCTAGGAAGATTAATGATGCTGGCGGCAGAAGCTTCTTCTTGGCCGGGATCAAGGGCACCAAAACCATCATCACATTTGATTGGCGAAGTATGCAGTCGATGTGGGTTCAAGAGTCTAGGAAAGAAGAAGATGGAACGATAAAGATAGAAAACCAGTCTAGATACAGCCTCTCGATGTGGGAAGAGGCTAAAGACACCTTTGACCCGTTCTCATCCTGACATTGCAGCCTTTGGAACCTGGATTATGCGGAAAGATTTATCGTCGTTTTCGCAAGAAAAAGAGAGGAAGGCAAGAAAACCAAGGGATCGTCTGGGTTCCAAGTTCTAAATTATCGCTTGTTCTGGTTACTCTTGGGACGCTTATTTACCTCTTCTTCTTCGTTGTAGTTGATAAGAGAGAAAGAGAAAGAAGCTATAGAGTTGCTGAAACCAGAGATAATTTAGAACTTGGAACCCAGACGAAACAATGAGCTTTCTTTTACTTCTTTTTTACAAGATAATCCAATCTGCCTGAACCTTAAATCAAAGATAGGATTCAATGCCAGACGGACCTAAGAAGAGCGGAAGGGGAGGGGCCAGGAAGGGCGCAGGTCGCAAGCCCGGCTCCCCAACGACGAAGACGCGTGAATCTGCGATCAAGCTGTCTGAGCTCGCTCGCTCTCACACGATGGATGCCCTCAAGACTCTCATAGATGTTTGCATGAACTCTCCTAGCGACACGGCTAGGATCACCGCTGCAAACGCTCTTCTGGATAGAGGTTACGGCAAGCCTCAACAGTCTATGGATCACTCATCTTCGGACGGCACTCTTCAACCGACGACCATAGTAATACAGGCAGCAGATGCAAAGCGCAAAGGTTGAGATACCCGAAAAGCTGGTCGATGTGTATGGCCCAGCAAGAGGCTCTGTTCAGTACAGGGCATCTTACGGAGGCCGTGGCTCAGGCAAGTCTCAGACGGCAGCGCTGATTGCAGCTGTGTGGGGCTATGCAGAGCCTCTCAGGATCCTTTGCACTAGGGAGCTTCAGGTCTCAATCAAAGACAGCTTCCACAGAGAGGTCAAGGATGTCATCAGCAACATTCCTTGGCTAGAGGCGCACTATGAAGTAGGTGTTGACTACTTGCGCGGGAAGAATGGTACAGAGTTTGTGTTCCGAGGTCTGAGGCACAACTCTAGCTCAATCAAGTCTTTGGCTGGCATCGATCTGACCATAGTCGAAGAGGCAGAAGACGTTCCTGAAGAGTCTTGGCTTGCTCTAGAGGCAACCGTCTTCAGGCAACCAAAGTCTGAGCTTTGGGCTATATGGAATCCTAGGAGAGAAAGCAGTCCTGTTGACAAGAGGTTCAGGCGAAAGCCTCCTGAATCAGCTCTAATAGCTGGGTTGAACTGGAGCGACAACCCATTCTTCCCTGAAGGCCTGGAGATGCTAAGAACTAGGGAGATGGGAAGGCTAGACGCAAATACGTATGCGCACATCTGGGAAGGCGACTACCTTCAGAACAGCGACGCTCAGGTGTTCTCAAGCAAGTTCGAGGTGCAAGAGTTTGAGCCACAGATCCATTGGGATGGCCCATACTTCGGCTTAGACTTTGGCTTTGCTCAAGACCCCACGGCAGCAGTTGAGTGCTACATAAAAGACGAACGCCTGTACATCAGGAGAGAGGCTGGCAGGGTCGCCCTAGAGCTGGATGACACTGCCTCGTTCGTCACGAGCCGAATGCCAACGATAGCGATGCACACTGTTAGGGCAGACAGTGCTAGGCCAGAGTCCATAAGCTACCTGCAACGGCACGGCATACCAAGCATAAGGTCAGTCAAGAAGTGGCCGGGCAGCGTAGAGGATGGTGTATCTTTCATCAAGTCTATGGACCGGGTGATCATACACCCTGACTGCTCTGAGACTGCCAGAGAGTTCAGGCTCTACTCTTACAAGCAGGATCGTCTGTCCGGCGACATATTGCCGAAGATGGTCGACGCGAATAATCATTACATCGACGCTCTGCGTTACGCAGTGCAGCCTATGGTCGGTGGATCAATAGAGAATATATTCGGAGTGTTGTGATGTGGCCCTTTGACACCAGACCAGAGAAGAAAGAGCACCCTGCAGGGCAATCGTTCTACTTCAGTTCTTCAGCTAGCTGGTCTTCTAATTCAGACCGACGAACCTATATCCGAGAAGGGTATCAGCTCAATGTCGTGGTCTATCGTGCGATCAGGGAGGTCGTCGAGGCTTGTAAGAACATACCTCTAGAGGTCTGCAGGGACGAAGAGGTCTTGCAAGAGCATCCTGTTCTAGAGCTATTGGCTCAGCCCAACCCATGGCAGTCTTACGAGCAGTGGCTGGGCGAGATGATCACGAACAGGATGTTGTTCGGTGAGTGCTTCTGCGTCGGAGCGCCAGACGACAATTACGTTGAGCTGTGGCCTCTAAATCCAGTTGACATGGAAGTCAAGCCCGGAACTAGAGGCTTGCCCAAGGCTTATTGCCACGTCAAAGGAAGGCACGAGCAATACTTCGAGGTTGACCCGATCACAGGAGAGTCTTGCGTCTTTTTCGTTAAGACTTACAACCCAGACAACTATTGGAGAGGACAATCGCCTCTGATGGCAGCTGCGCTCTCGGTAGACACGCACAATGCCGGCAGCACGTGGAACTACAGTCTGCTCAAGAACAGCGCCAGACCTTCCGGCTTGATAAGGTTCAAAGGCGGATATCCGGGCGGAGAGGCGATTCAGAGGATGAGGGAATACTTCAAGTCTTCCATGTCTGGGGAGCGAAACAGCGGTGAGATCCCAATGCTAGCCGACGATGCCGAGTTCGTCGAGATGAGCAAGACTCCCATGGACATGGACTTTATCAACACCATGAAAGAGATGTCTAAATATGTTTCGTCGGCGCTTGGTGTGCCATTACCTCTGGTAGATAATGACGCGAGCACATTCAACAACCTAGAGCAGGCTAAAGAGAGGCTCTACACCGACACCGTCATACCAACGATGCAAGAGTTCGTTGGCGGCTTGTCGGCTTGGCTTCTTCCAAATTATGAAGAGGGATTGAAGTTCAAGCTCAACCTAGATGGCGTCTCTGCTCTCGAGGGAGTCAGAAAGAAGAAGTTTGATCGGGCTGTTGAGGCATACGACAAAGGCGTTTTGACGCTGCAAGAAAGCAGGATCATGATGGGCTTCAGCTCCGATCCGGAAGGCGAGCTGAAAGAGGTCTCTGGTCAGGTTGAAACCAAGGCAGACAGCTTCAAGCCTTCTCAGGGCATGCGATCAGAGGCCAGGAAAGGTCTTGATTGGCGCAAGGAACACAACAGAGGAGGAACTGCTGTAGGCGTTGCGCGAGCCAGAGACATCGTCAACGGCAAAAGCCTGTCGGCCGACACGGTCAAGAGGATGAACAGCTTCTTCGCTCGGCATGAGGTAGACAAGAGGGCAGAAGGCTTCCGACCGGGAGAGAAAGGTTATCCTAGCGCCGGTAGAGTTGCTTGGGCTCTTTGGGGTGGAGACGCCGGTCAGTCTTGGGCGAAGGCTAAGGCCAGATCGCTTGAGGGTAAAGATCTAGCAGACGTTCTATACCAAGTGGCATACGGTGATTAATCAAGATCTGATGGACAAGACGGTAGAATCCGCTCAGCCGATTGTTGAGCGGACGCTGACCTATCTGAGCGAATCAGCGATAGACAACTATGAGAGGCGCAATCAGGCTATACTGCCGCCAGACGCAGAAGATCGAGTTCGCTCAATGCTGCGTGAGCTGTATGATATATCAATTCCGCTATTCGGCACTCCGATCATAGAGAGCTTCAAAGACTGTTACGAGCACCTAGAGTTCAAGCAAGACATGCTCTTCGATCGGTTCGTTGAAGAATACATGGTCTTGCACGCAGGCAAGAAGATCGTTCAAATATCTCAAAGCACAAGAGCCGACATCTTGGCGTCCATCAGGCGTGGCGAAAGGGATGGCAGCAGTGGTCAAGAGATCGCAAAGGACATGCGCGAGAGACAGCCAATGCTTACTAGGTTTAGGTCCGCTCTGATTGCCAGAACAGAGATGCATGGCTCTATGAACTACGCGCAGCTGCGCACGGCTGCAGAATCAGGAAGGCCATTGGTAAAGAGTTGGGGTCATGTCCTAGATGACCGCACAAGAGACTTTGGCGAGGCTGGCGGCTCGACCAGCAAGTTCAATCACAGGATCGAGCAGGCTGTGGCTCTCGAGCAGAAGTTCAAGATTCCTATGGTTGGCGGAGGACATGAAGAACTCAGCTATCCTGGAGACCCTGCCGGATCAGGCGGAAATGTTATAAACTGTCGCTGTTCAATGTCTTTCAAGAGAGCAGCTGAAGAGTCATTGGTGGATGAGAGGCCTGCAGAGAAGTTGAGCGTGCAAGGCATATTCTCGCGCATGACCCCTCTGGAGCGGACTCGAATAATGCCTGCATTCTTGAATGCGTTGCCGCAGCGATTGGCGATGTTGCCATCCTTGCCTAGCATCGTCGAAGTCGCGGAAAGCTCAGAAGGTGCTTGGTATTCACCCGGCAGCTTAAGAATAACAATGGACAAAGCTCTTAGTGCAGCGGCACACAAGCTCGTTATGAGGCATGAATACGGCCATCACGTTGCCTATAGCCTTGCGAAGAAGCGAGCAGATACAACCGTAGATGACATCTCGATGCTCGCCAGACCTGAAATAGTCGAAGACGCTGCTGTCTGGAGAAAATATAAGCCTTCAGACTATTACAATGTTTGGAAGAGGAAGGAGGTCGTCGCCAACCAAGAAGATGCTCGAAGCTCAGAGAGGAGCTTCCTGTCGAAGATAAGCTACATAACTTCAAGGGTTGCGGTCGATCAGCCGATCAGACCTCTGTTGGCAAAAGAGCTGGCTGACAGGAATTTCGATTACGATGAGTTCGTAGAGATGCTTCCTGAGCAGATGACTGGTTTTGCCAGAGATGAAGGCTCATGGTATTCAAGAGTTAATTCAGCGGCAGCTCTTCTGGCTGCGATAGACGACAAAGACCATCATTATTTCTTGAACAGCACGAGATACGGCCATGAGTCTGTTCTGTCTGGTCTCAGCGACTCTTTAGGCGCGGCAACAAACAATGCAGTCGGATACAGGTTCGGCCATAAAGATAGTTATTACAAGAACTTCAGAGACCTTGATAAGAGGCGGGCGCGTATGTTAGTGAACGACGAGAACCTCCCCTACAAGAATCTTGGAAGCGGCAACTCTGCTCAAATTTGGGCAAACTGGTTTGAGGCCTACACGAGCGGCAACGAAAGTCAGTATAATTTGTTCAGGCTCTTCTTCCCCTTGACCTCTCATGCGTTCGAGGATCTGCTGAATGAGTGAGTTTGACGAGCTTTGCATCGAGTATTTCAACAAATACCCAGACGCGTATTGGCCTGACAGTCGCGGTTCTTCTGTGCTGGACTACAATCAATTGGAAGAGTTGATGAGAGAATTCATTGACTTCAACAGGCCTTTTGGTCCAGAAGACTTGATTCATCCTCCGATAGCTGATGAGCTTCCAGAGGGAGATTACCTTTAACTTGTTTTCTTTTCTCATCTGGAAAATAATACCACGAAAGAGGTAGACCATGACAATAGAACAAAAGACCATGAGCCTTGATGTCAAGGCTGTCGGAGACGAAGGCCAGATCGAGGGATATGGCGCTGTGTTCGGCAATGTTGATTCATACGGCGACATCATCCAAGCAGGCGCGTTCATGGACAGCCTCAGGGGACGCAAGCCCAAGATGTTGTACCAGCACCGCATGGAAGAACCGATCGGCGTCTGGGACGAGTACAGAGAAGATCAAAAGGGTCTGTATATGAAAGGTCGCATAGCGACCAAGTCGACCAAAGGCAGAGACGCCTACGAGCTTGTCAAGGCAGGCGCGATAGATGGATTGTCTATTGGTTACATCACGCGAGATTATGACATGGACGGCAACAATCGCCGCCTTAAATCAGTAGACCTCATTGAGACTTCGCTTGTTACTATGCCTGCAAACAGCGAAGCGATCGTGACGTCTGTCAAGAATGCCGATGTGCGCGACATTGAGCGTGCTTTCCGGACTCTAGGTTTCACTCGGTCAGAGGCCAAGGCCATGGCCTCAGCTGCGTGGAAACGGCGCGATGATGTTCTGCGTGATGCAGACGTTGTCGTTCCAGAGGATAATCAGCGAGAGGTTGATGAACTCAAAGCCCTTCTAAATCAAACGCTGCATAATGCAGGAGGACAAAATGTCTGACTTTGCAGAAATCAAAGGGCTGGTCGAGCAGATCAACCCAACACTCGTAAGTCTCCGCAAGGAGGTCGACGAGCTTAAGAGCGACAACAACAAAGACGTCGTAACTGAAGAAAAGCACAACAAGATGGCTGAGGACATCACGGCCAAAATGGACGAGATGCAGCAGAAGCAGGCCAAGTTGGAAGCTGCTCTGAAGCGTCCTAGCGTCGAATCAAAGCGTGATAAATTTGACGAAGAGTCAGAGTCCAAGCACCGCGACGCTTTGCGCCAGTACATGGCCTACGGCACTCTGCCAGAAGGCTTCAAGGCTGGCTCTGAAGGCGTAGAGATCAAGTCCATGTCCACGGACGTGAATCCTGACGGTGGGTATCTTGTTCGTCCAGAGCTGTCCAGCATCATCATTGACCGCGTGTTCGAGACCTCTCCGGTTCGTCAGGTCGCCAATGTCGAGCGGACTGGTGCCAAATCAATCGACATCCTGATTGATGACAACGAAGCAGCAGCTCGCTGGGTCGGTGAAGGCGCTTCTGGCGGTGAAACCAACACACCGGAACTCGGCCAGAAAGTCATTGCGGCTCACAAGATCGAAGCCGATCCGCGCATGACGACTGAGATGATTGAGGACTCTTACCTCAACGTCGAAGCATGGCTGTCTGGCAAGGTTGCTGACAAGTTCGCACGGACGCAGAATAGCGCCTTTGTGAATGGCGATGGCGTGAACAAGCCACGTGGATTCCTGACATATGCTGCACAGGCTGTGTCTGGCACGTACGAACGTGGTGCGATCAATCAGGTGAGCATGGGCGCTGCTGCTGCCCTGACGTCTGATGGCCTGATTGACGTGCAGAATGCCCTGAAAGAAGATTATCAGGGTGCTGCAACGTGGGGAATGAAGCGTACGACCTTCGGCGCTGCTCTTCAGCTTAAAGGCTCTGACACTTACTTCTTCAGCCCAGTCCTGCTTCGAGACGGTCAGGCAACGCTGCAGATGCTCGGCAAATCTGTCAACTTCATGGATGACATGCCTGCCGTTGGAGCGAACGCTCTGTCGATCGTTTACGCAGACTTCTCTTCTGCTTATACGGTCGTCGATCGTGTTGGCCTTCAGGTGCTTCGTGACCCGTTCACTAACAAAGGCTTCATCACTTACTACACAACTCAGCGCGTTGGTGGAGATGTCACGAACTACGACAGCATCATCATCGGCAAAGTAGCTGCATAAGGAGACTTAAACAATGGCTGTTTTTGATACCCGCAACGATGCTGAATACGGGATGGGCCTATCGGCTACTCTGTCCGGCACAACCAAAGCAGAAGGTGATTGGATCGACATGCAGGGCTGGCAGAGCGTTACGTTCTCTGTTGGCACTGGTACTGTCACCGACGCTGGCACGGCATCCGGCTTCTCGTTCCAGGTGGAGGAAGGCGATGACACTACGGACGCAGGCGCGACCGCAGTGGCTGACGCTGACCTTGTTGGCACTGAAGCTGCATTGACCGTGACCGCAGACACGGACGACGACAAGCTGATCGGCTCCATTGGCTACATTGGCAGCAAGCGTTATGTGCGCATGACTGCTGTTGGCACCACTGGCACCAATGCTGTCGTGAATGTCCACGCCACTAAGCGCATGGGTGCGAACATGGGTTCGGCATCCATCGACAGTGGAACAGCGGCAACTTAACTAGAGCGGGGCGGCTAAGGTCGCCCCTCTTTTCATTCACGGAGGAGCATGATGTCACAAATAAATTGGGACCAAATTCCTTCCGCGTCTGAAGAAGGCAAGAGAGGCGCAGACCTCATCATTCGCACTGATGCAGGAGAAGAGCGCCGCACCGGATATGATGGCGGATGGCTCTATTACCACGACGATACGTACACAGCAGACAACAAGCAGGCAATCAGCGCAGATACTGAGACGCTTCTCAGCATTGATGGCGCAGCGGCTGACAGCGACACGAGTTTCCGGCGAGGCGTCCCGCTTGACGTTTGGTCAAGCAATACTCTCCAGCCCCAAGCGACTGGCGAGGTCTACACAGTCAGCATTGACTTCAAGGTAGACAAGGCGACCTCAACACAGACGTTCGTTCACATTGCAGGCAAGATTGGGGCTGGCTACTCCAACTCTATCACCGATGAACGCAAGCCGCTAACCAAGGGTTCCGGCATTCAGGACTTCATCGTTTTCAACAAAGTTCTGTTCGTGACGAATGCCTTTGGGGCCGAAGGGCTGCGCTTCTTCCTTACGTTCGATGAAAATGTTAATGTCTGGGATAAGGCGATCTTCATACAGCGGACACACAGCCCATGACTGAGATAAAAATGCTGAGAACACTTCCTGTGTCGCCCAACGGTCTTTCAGTCGAGTTGTGGTCCGAGGGGTCTGTGCATCGGGTTGACGACAATATGCTCCACATCTTGATTGATGCAGGCGCGTGTGAGATTGTGACGAAGGCAATGCCTGCCGCACCAGAGAACAAGGCGCGCAAGCGTGGAAGGCTAAGGAAGGTTCCAAGCAATGACTGAAGCGAACATTAAAGCAATGGCTGAAGCTGCCCTAGACGTAGCCAAGCCGCGTTGGCGCGATATTGAGCGGGCCAAGAAGACTGCGCTTCTGCGTGCTGTTGGGAAGGCCATGAAGGCAACGATGCTTTCGAAGGAAGATGCCGATGAGGTTTAACCGCAAGTCTGCCTATGTGACGGACAGCACAGACAGCCCAGCCATCAGCACTGCGGACATGAAGACTTTCTTGCGCGTTGACACCAGCGATGATGACGCGGTGATTGCGGCATACGTCTCAACTGCCACAGAAGCGATTAAGCAGTATCTGCGCCTTGCGCTACTCACCGAGACCTTCGTATTGAAGTCAGACGGATTCACAGAGCCAGACGGCGATGATAGACTTATAGCTCTTGGTCCCGGCGTCCACACCGCGAGCAGGCCTTACATTCTTGGCGGAGGAGACGCATTTGATGTGCCATTCCCTCCGCTTCAATCAGTGACGACCGTGCAGACGTTCGACAGAAGCAATGATGTATCAACATACAGCAATACTAAATATGAGGTAGATCTTCAAAGCGGACGCATCTATCTCAACGAGGGTGAAACTTGGCCTAGTGACCTGCGAGCGCAGGACGCGGTCAAGATAACTTACGTCGCAGGATACGGCAGCGGCTCTATCCCCGATCCGATGTTGCAGGCCATACGAAGCTATGTTGAACAGATGTACGATGGCTGCGAAGGCATGACTGCAGAGGTGAAGAGGCTTCTTTCGCCCTACAGGCGGATGGATGAACTAGCATGGTGAGTTGCTGCTCTAAATACTCAGCCAGAGACCTTCGTAGTCGGGTGACGATACAGTCTAAGACCCAGGCATCTGACAGCATGGGAGGATGGACCGAAACTTGGTCCTCTGGCGACAGTGCATGGGCGAAGTGGATGCCAATGCGCGGCAGCGAACTGGTTTCTGCCATGCGCCTGAGCCCTAGGCTTTCAGTCAAGATTGCGATAAGGTTTCGAGGAGATGCATACGGCGCTCCTTATTACAGCGCAGAAGACCGTGTTGTGTACAGGAACAGGACTTACAACATCAAGTCTGTCTATGACGTCGATGATGCTCAGCAGTTCCTAGAGATGATGTTGGCAGAGGGAGAACCTTCCTGATGGCTAAGTTCAACATCCAACTCAAGAACTTTAACACGGTAATCTCTGCTTTGAAAGAGCTTGGTGACGATGTTGAACAGGTGACGGCCAGAGTGATCAACGACACATTGGACCAGACAAAAGCCAACGTCAATAAGAACCTAGACACCCCTTCCAGTGGCGGTCGAATATACAAGCGTGGCCCCGGAAGGAACTTGTCACCGATTCACAAGGCCTCTCCTCCCGGCGCTTTTCCAAACACAGACACTGGCGAGCTGAAGCGCAGAACTCAGGTCACTGAGTATGCCAAGCCTGCTCCACGGATGAGAGGCGTCATTGGGACCAATCTGAAGTATGGACTTTACCTTGAGCGTGGAACATCGAAGATGGCCAAGAGACCTTGGCTCAGGCCGAGTTTCAGGAAAGCCACAAAGGACATGATACAAGAGCTCGGAAGAGAGATTCTGAGGCGGACGAAATGAGCTTTGAAACGGCAACCCAAGAGATTGTTTTTGACGCACTGACGGCGCGATTGGCTTTGCCTGTTTTGGCTGGCGCTGTTTGGGTCGATGCAAACAACTGGAATGATGATACGTTTTGGCTGGAATGGTCTCCAATTTCTGCCGCAGTCTATGACGACGTGCCATACCTTCCAGAAGGAATGCCCAGAGAGAATTTCCCATACGCAGTCATTGGTGACGACAGCACGACTGCATGGGACACAGACGACACTCTTGGCAAGGAGGTGGAGATTACCATAGACGTTTGGAGTCGATCTGCAGGCTTCAAAGAGGTTAAATCCATCATGGGCGAGATATACGATATCTTGAATCGTGGCAGCCTCAGCAAGGCCGGATATAACATAGTTGATTGCCTGTGCGACAGCAGTCAGGCATTAAGAGATCCAGATGGCGAAACACGTCATGGGATTATGGACTTTAGGCTGACCATCCAGAAGGAGTGAATTAATGGCAGGCTTTAATGGACGCGAACTGACGATTGACTGGGACTCTACGACCCTAGTCGGCGTTCGCACTCGCGGCATGACCAACTCAAACGAGATGGTCGATGTCACCACAGACGACGATAGCGGATGGCGCAAGCTTCTTGCAACTCCGGGCGTCAAAAATGTAGAAGTAACTGTGTCTGGCGTTTCTTCCGACGAAGTTCTTCTTGCTGAATTCTACAACGCATCGACCACTGGCGAAGTGTTGAAGGTTGACCTGCCTTCTTCGCTAGCTAGCCCCGGAAACGTATCCGGCACATATCACCTCTCCTCGTTTGAGCTGAATGGCGAGCATGATGGCGCAGTCGAGTTCTCCGCTACCTTTATGTCGTCCGGTGCTGTCACCTACACTGCGTCTGCTGCCTGATGAGGACAACGACGCTTAAACTAGCCGGGTCAGAGATCGAGTGCAGCCTTTCGTGGAAGACCATGAAGGGCATCACTGAGAAGGTTGCTGACCCGGTATTCATCGCTCAAGAAGTGCAGAAGCAGATCAAAGCTGATGAAGAGGGTAGGGAGTACGAACCGAAAGTGGCTCTGGACACAGATGCTTGTGTGAAGATGGTTTCTATTGCCGCAGACATGGAAGAAGATGAGATTGGCGAGCTCTTCATGGACGAAGGGATCGTCTCAGCCCAAGCTGAAACCGGCAAGCTGCTGATCGCATTGCTTGGCGAAGGCGGGAAGGAAAGTAATGTGGGAAAGCGCAAGGCTCGGAAGAAATAGTCAAGGTCGCATATCAAGTATGCGTTCTTGAGTGGAAAATAGCACCTTCCGAGTTCTGGGAAATGTCTGCCAAAGAGTTTCAATGGCTTCAGCAGGGGCACGATGACAAGCAGGAGAGACCCGGCGGAAACGGTTTCTCAAATGGAGATTGGCGTAGAGCGAGAGAGCAACACGCTCAAAAAATGAAGGCGCAAGGCGATGACTAAGGTCACTGGAGCACATATTGAGCTGACGGGCGACGCCAAGCAACTTGATGCGGCTCTTAATACTGCCCAACAAGAACTTCGTCAAACTGGGAACGTCGCAGAGAAGACTCGCGGCCAGCTTCGCGGCCTAGGCGTCGGAATGAATGCTGCATCCAAGCAGGTCAGACGTGCTAGGAACAGCTACACAGGTTTCAGCGGAGGCGTTAGGAACGCCTCATTCCAGCTTGCTGACTTCGCAGTCATGGTCGATGGCGGAATGGGTGCTAGCAGAGCGCTTGCAACCCAGCTTCCTCAGCTTTTGGGCGGCATGGGCTTGCTTGGTGCCGCTCTCGGCGCGGTCGTTGCCATTGGCTTTCCGCTCGGTGGCGTGTTGGCCGACGCAGCAGCCGGAGGGGCCGACGTAGCAGGAGCGTTCGGCGTCCTTCAGCCTCTGTTGGTCAGCATGGCGTCTGCGTTCAAGGTGCTTGGCGACGTAGCCGTTAATAGCATCAACTTCTTGATCAACAATTTAGATCAAGTCATAATCACAGCTGGAGTCGCTGCTGTTGCATTCGGCGGACCTCTGGTGGCCGGTTTTGTCGCTGCGAAGGTCGCAACGATGACGCTCTCTGGCGCGCTGATATTTATGAGGAAGGCATTGATCCGCACAGGGATCGGCGCGTTGGTTGTTGGCGTTGGTTATCTCATTGAACGGTTTGTAAAATTAGCTCAGCGAGCGGCCGGCATAGGAGCGGCATTTTCTCTTTTAGCTGACATCGTTGCTGAAGAAACGAGCAGGATAGGGGCGAGGGTTGCAGCGGTTTTCACGAAGCTGCAAATAGCTCTCACTGAATTTGAGCGAGATGCAGCCGTCGCTTTCCAAGAATTTGTACCAGACGCTGTCGTCACTGGCGCAGAAATTATCATTCGAACTTTCAACGCGATTAAAGAAGTTGGCCTTGAGGTCTTTGGCGCAATTTGGTCAGCAGCAATGGGCGAAGGCTTTCAGCTTCCCGACATCGGCGCTGCTATCACTAGAGGCCTTACCACCGCTCTTCCTCGTGCTCTCAGAGGGGCAGAGGGCGTCAGAGAATACACACAAGAATTAGAAGATTTAGAAGGTCAGCTACGAATTCTACAAGGGGCAGTTGACGCTCCGAGAGTGGCTTTGCAAAGGCTACGCGACCTGCTTTCTGAAGATGTCGGTGGGGGCTTCGATATTCGCGGCATGTTTGGCGGTGACGATTCTGACGACCCTAATTCTGAGGCCAATCGACAGAAAGAACAGCTTCAAAGGCGATTAGACACATTGAAGCAAGCCCTATTCAAAGAAACTTCGACTGAGATGGAAATTCTTCAGGAGAAGCTGGCAACTCGGCAAGCGATACTCGACGAGGCTTTCGCCCAAGGGATTTTGAAAGAACAAGAGCACAAGGAACAGCTTCTTTTGCTAGAGGAAAGCTATCAAAACGAGCGCAACAAAATAACTCAGAAAGCTGAAGACTTTCGCCTAGCTACAGTTGCAGGCACGTTCGGCGCGATTGCTGGCGTGATGCAATCAAGCGGCAAGAAGATGATTGGCATAGCCAAGGTATTCGGCGCTACGGAAGCGTTAATCAACGCATATCGCGCATATAATGCCGTCTTGGCTGATCCTACTTTGCCTTGGTGGGCGAGGATACCAAAGGCAGTTGCAGTTCTTGGGGCTGGCCTTCAGATGGTCAATGCAATCAGAGGCGCGGGCTCTGGTGGGGGCCGAGGTGGAGGTGGAGCCGCAACATCTGGTGGGGAAACAGCACCTGCGCCAGTCTCGCGCAACGTGGCTATCTCCTTGGCTGGTGGTGACATGTTTAGCCGTGACCAAGTGGTCGGGCTTATCAACCAGATTAACGAAGCTGTCGAAGACGGCGCTGTGGTGAGGCTTGCATGACCGTCATTCTTGAAAGTGGCTATTCCCTGCCATCCGGTGATTATCCTTTAACGCACGCTCGCATCGGCCACACGCTCAACTGGTTGGATGGTGGCACGGCAGTCGGGTCAAGCACTGCCACTGGCTTCTTCGCTGACGCGCCTCTAAACACATTGACGTATGAGCGATGGAAGCCATCCAGCGTAGCGGCTACGTGGGAGTATGATCACGGCAGTGCGGTCGAGTGTGACTATGCTGCTATCGCCGCTCATACGATGGGGACTAATGGAAACAGCGCTCTGGTGCAGTATTGGAACGGGTCAGCGTGGGCAAGCATCTCTCCTGTCACGCCTATCTCATCTGATGAACCGATCATGTTCATTTTTGAGCCTCAGACACGCCAACGCTGGCGCATCGCCATCACAGGCGGCACCGCCCCCGAAATAGGCGTCATCAAGTTCGGCAGAGCGATGCAAATGGAGCGTCCGCTGTATGGCGGCCATGCTCCTGTCCCTATGGCGCGACAG